GGCGGACAAACCGTTGCGGCCCTTGCAGTGCCACTCGAACTCATCGGCGCGATTCAACGTCGCTTGGTCCTGGGGCCCGTAGTAGTTCACCTGGAACGCATCGCGCTCGGTGAAGATGGCGGCGCCGAGCTCGCTCGCGTCGAGCTGGTCCGTCGCGATGAAGTAGGTCGTGTCGTTCTCGAACCCGGCGAGCTCGCGCGCCACGACCGGCTCGCTCATGCCCATGTTCCGGATCGCGGCCTCCACGTCGGCGGTCGCGGCGCCACCGGCCGAGGTCGTCTGCGCCATGTACTTCGCGCCGGTGATCTGCGCGGCACGGAAGGCCATGCGCGGAGGCACGATCAGCGAGACGCCGTCCAGAAACCGAGGGTCTTCGCCGTTGGGCATCTTGATCGAGGCGATGTACGACAGCGCCTTTTGCAAGTTCTGGATGGCCGTGTCGAGCGGGATGGTGTCGTCGATCGGAAGCTTACCGGGATAGCCACCGCTCGCCGTGCCGGTGAACAGGTTGGCGAACGTTCCAATCGCGGGCGAGTACACATTGATCGGGTGGTCGGTCGCAAAGAAGGGCTTTTCGTCGTACGCCGTGTACACGCCGGCGACGTCCGCGTTCTTGAGGAAGTGCGCGGCGAGCTTCTGCGGGTAGTAGATCATCTGCGCCGAGATGTCGCGCGACCACGCGGCGGCGAGGTTGACGCCCTGGCCGTCGGTGTCCGTGAGCTGGGCGCGCGATAGCTTGAGACCGGCACCGGCGAACTTGTGCTCGATCGTGGTGTACGCTGACACGATGGAGTCGAAGCGGATGTTGCCGCCCTTGCCCTCGTCGTGAATCTGCGCCGTGGACAAGAGCCACAGCAGGATGTCCTTGGCCGCGTCGGTGGTGCGCGTGCGGACGACCCGACGCCACCACTGGTACTTCGCCGCGGTCAATCTCGCGTACTCGTTCTCGCTGATGATGCTCATCCGCGACTGCAGATCCATCATGAAACTAGGGGTAATGGCCGGCATCTTTTACTGTCCTTTCTGACGGTCTGCCGTTAGCGCGCCAGCAGTAGTTGCACGGCGACGAGGCCTGTTGACTTCACTTCCCAGATCCGGCCCACGATCGAGGTGCCGGTCCCACTGGCCCCGACCGTCTGATCGTCGACGGCGTACGCGAGCTGGCCGAGCATGGCGGCTGTGATCGTGCCGTCGTTCGCAAGGAGCTCGACCTGGATCTCCATGCCGAAGTCGCAGTTGACCTGCTTCTCCACGGTCGTCGCGTCCACGTCCTCGTCGAACGTGCCGAAGATGAACAGGTCATTTTCGACGTGGCTTGGTTCGACCTTGCCCGTCGAGAGGTCGATCCCGGCGATGCCGCCTGTCCACGCCTTATTGCCAACGGCAAGCGGCATGAGGTGATGCGTCCACCGCTCGAACGACTTCGCGCGAGCTTTTGCCAGTGCAGTCATTTCGATCCGCTCCCCTCAGCTGGCGCGGCGGCCGGCTTCCTCGTGGCCGGCGCAAGGCCAGCCAAGTTGAATCGCAGTGCGTGCTCAGCGTGCTCGACGCCGCTCTGCTCGACTGACAGGCCCATCTGCTTGTCGAGCCAGGACGAGTCGCGCGAGTCCGAGCTGGGCGTCCCGCCGCTGGCCGAGATCGCGGGACTGGTCTGTCCGGCGCCGCGCGTGGACGGGACCGTCGCAGTGGCGGCGAGCTCCCCCGCCTTGGGCTTGGGCATCGCGTTCACGATCGCCCGCACTTCGGTCAGCGGCTTGGTCTCGAGGACCTTGACGAGACTCGGGGCGAGGTCTGGTCGCGACGCGAGAAACTCGCGGCGAGACAGTGCCTCGTTTTGACTCTCGAGCTTCGCCAGACGCGTCGACAGCGTGGTGATGGTCGTGCCCATCTCGCCCGCGGTCTGGCTCGAGACCGCGGTGGAGGCGGCCGCGTCTTCCCCGCGCTCTTCCTCTTCCTCGTCGTCGTCCGACTTGCCGTCGAGCGCTGCCAGCGCACGGCGTGCGCGCTCTGCATCGTCGCCCTCGCCCTCGGCCGCCTTTTGCAGGGCGGCGCGCGCGTCGTCGAGATCCTTCCCGGCTTTCGGCGTCTCCTCTTCCTCGGTGGCCTCTACCTTGTTGACTCCCGACATCGGTGTCTCTCCATCCCCCGCGAGCGCCGCGAGCATTACGTCAAACGACATGACCTGGTCGACAAGGCCGGCGCCTATCGCCGACTCACCGTGGAAGATCCCGGCCTCGAGCGCGCCCACTGCGCCAGCGTCGATGCCGCGCTGCTCGGCGACGAGCTCAAAGAAAACGGCGGCCAACGAGTTGATCACCGCCTGGGTGCGCTCGACTTCGCTGTCCGAAAGCCGCTGATGCGGATGGCCGTCGGCCTTGTACTTGCCCGAGCCAACGAGTGAGAAGCGAATGCCGTAGGCCGCGTCGTTCGCGGTCGCGTCGACGCGCGTGTTGAGCACGCCAATCGAGCCCACGATCGCGGTGGGCGCCACGTAGATGGTCTCCGCCGCGCACGCCAGCGCGTAGCCGCCCGAGCACGCGTTGCCTTCCACGTAGGAGACCAGGCGCTTGCCAGCAGCCTTGCACCGAGCGCGGACCGCGCGCGACGCTTCAAAGCAGCCCGAGAGATCGCCGCCGGGACTGTCGAGCTTGAGGCAGATCGTTGCCGCCGTGCCGGCGCAAGCGGCGTCGACGCGGCCTAGAATCTCGTCGTAGCTATCGAACCAGCCCTCGCCGTGGTGCGTGAGCGGACCACAGACCGTGATGATCTCGACGTCGCCCACGCGCTCGTTTTCGAGCTCTTCGCGTTCGGCGAACAGAAAGAAGAATGCCGAGGGGTCGAGCGCGAGATTGCCCGAGCGCTGAAAGCGATGCTGGGCGACGCGCGTCAAGCGGCCCTCCGAATCGGCGTCACGCTCGCCTCGTCGGACGACTCGCGCACCACGTCAGGTTCCCCGTCGCCGTTGGCGTCGTTCAGAATGGGGATGCTGAACCGAGCGGCGAGCGCGCCCACGTCCAGCTCGCGCTGGTGTCGGCTAAGCGCATCGGTGAGCGCCGTGATCGCGGTGGCGACGGTGAGTAGACTCTGTGCCTCGGCGCTGCGATCCTTGGGCGGCGTGACGTCCCAGGCGACCACCACGGACTTGGTGGCGAGTGCGTCCTCGCCCCAGCGCGCGACGATGAACACGGGCAGCCCCTGCGTGTTGAGCGTGTAGGCGAGACTGTCTGCCGTGGACTTGATCAGGTCGGCGCGGATGCTCTTGTGAATGTCGGCGTTCGCGAAGCCTGTCCCGCCGTCGGTCGTGACGGTCTGACCGGCGATGCAGATCGTGATCTCGGTGTTCTGTTCCTGGATCGTGGTGCTGAACGAGTCGTGCCCGCGCCCGTTGCTCTCCACGATCTTCACGTCCCAGCCAGGCGGCAGGGAGAACACGGTGTTGATGCCCCACGCAAGCAACTGGGAGAAGAAGCCCTGCCGCTCCTCTTCGCTCGCGCCGGTGGATGCCACGGCGACGCGTGCGGGGTTGGCGAGCTTCGCCTCCCAGTTGTCCTTGTGGAGCGCCGCGTGTTCCTTGCGGATGTACGCTCGCCCGATGCTGCGCCACAGACCGTGCTGCCAGGGCGCATTGCGACCGCCAGGCGTGTGCAGGATCCAGCGCCCGTCCCCCGGCGTGATCGGAATCAGCCCGATGATGCCCTGGAAGTACCACCGGTTCTCTTGCCACCGGTACACCAGGAAAGCGGGATCGAGGCGGACGAACACGGGATAGTCGCGACCCGGAACAGGAACGAGCTCGCCGACGCCGACGCCGAGCAACTCGCCATCGGCTGCCAGGGCGGCCAGCTCCGAAGGGGGGAAGATCTCATCGAACACGGCGCGCGTGCTGTCGTGCCCGAGCTCGAGCGCGCTGATCGCCTCGGCGTCGCCGCGGAAGGTCTTGGGCAGGCGGACGAGGCCGGACGTGCGCGTCGACAGGACGCCGCTAATCACGCCGTCGCGCAGCGCCGACCGCATGAGCATGGCGGCCAGGCGCAAGATTCCTTGGTCCGCCGACATCTCGCACGCCTCGAGGTCGCTCATGTACCAGCGCG